GTAGGTCCTGTAACTGTATCTGCCATTTGTTTCCCTCCTTAATCAAGAAACTGTGGGGCCGTAGCCCCACTAATTATTATTTTTACTGATCAGCAAATGCTGGTGCAGTAGCTGATGTTACACTACCAAAAATTTGATAGTTAGTTGTGTCTTTACCAACAATAGTAATATCAAATGCTTGTGGCACGTTTATTTGAAAACTACTATTTGAGTTACCATCAGAAAATACAGAACTTATTGCATTGTCAGAGTCATGAAAAGAAACTCCACCAATATAAAAATTTGAGTTGCCTGGAGTGATGATGATTGCATCAGTAGCGTCAGCCGCTCCTCCTGCATAAACAAATCTAAATACAGAGCCAGCTATTGGTGCTGGTAATGTATATGTATTGTCTTGACTCCCGTCTGGAACAAGTAAAATTCTACCACTATGAGTAGCGTTTGTAAGAGTTACATCTCCATCAGAAAGACTTACTGGTGCATCACCAAGTGTTGTTACTTCAGTAATAGCTCCAGTAGAAGTATTTTTACTTACAGTTTTAAGTGTGCTTTCAGATCTAACTGGACCTGAAAAAGTTGTATTTGACATTTTTTACCTCGTAGTATTCTTACGTCGTCTCTACGACAGTCTGCTAGGTCAGTCGACGTAATTAATTAATTCCTAGTTATTGTGGGGCCGAAGCCCCACAAATTAAGTTTTATTAAGCTCCTGGTGAACCAAAGATAGCTCTGAAGTCAGAGAAACCGAAAGAGTATCTCTCTCTTGCTTTGTATCTTACATTACCAGTTTCAAAGTCACCTTCCATCTTAGTTGTGATAGGTGATCTTTGGAAGTGCTTCAATCCATTTGGAGAATCAGTTTTAATGAAGAACGCATCAGTATCGGTTAAGAAGTTATTCACTGTATAACCTTCTGGTAACATTCCCATGCTTGCAACGGCATTGATGTCGTTGTCAGCAGTTGCTGTTCTCAAATTAGACTTCATTAATCTTTCAGCAGTGAATTGAAGATTGACTGGAATAATAAGTTTTCTTCCGTTCAGAGCGATTTTTAATCCTCTGTCGTCAGTTAAACCAGCAATGTCAATTAACATTTGCTCTAAAGATGTTTCGTTTAAATCAGCAGCAGTTGCTAATTCGTTCGAAATGTTTCCGCCTGTTGATGGGTGATCAGTAGCACAAAGCTCCTTACCATCTCCACCGGTGAAAGATGAATCAAATGCATTGTTTAATACGTTTGCTGCTTTCACTTGTTTAGCGTTACTCATTGAACGAGCTAATGCTTTTGTATAACGAGAACTGATTCTGTCGTAAAGGTTGTCCTCTACTGCTTCCTCAGTAATCGCAAAAGCAAGTGCTATTGTTTCGTGTGTATAGCGCGCTGTGAATGACTCTGTTGCGTCATCATAGTTTACCGGAGTTCCCTCTGGTTTTACCTGCGCTGTACCGAAACCGGATAGCATTACTTCTTCTTCAAAAGCTCTGTCAGAAGTTTCTGTATCAAAGATAGCTTCGTGCTGATTTTCGTATCTGGCATATTCCAACCCAAACAAAGCATTTAAGCCCGGTTCTAGTTCTTTTACCAGTTGTGATCTTGATATCGGCATAATTAACTACTCCTATTAGGCTAATGCAGTTGTTAGCATCCAAGAATGTTCGCCAGTGTTTGGAATCACGTAAACATTAACGTTTGCGCTACTTGTATCACTGTTGTCAGGGTCCTTGGAAATACCAATTTGCTTGAATTGTCCAGATGTTGTCACTGTTGAAGTATCTAATTCCTGTGTAGATCTACCTGAGAGAGTGCTTCCGCTTGTTCCCACTAAGTCAAATCCACCAAAGTTCATAGCTGCTGTTCCAGTGCCATCATGCTGCACTTCGAAGACGATTCTAGGATCGTCGTAAACATAAGCAACAATATCAGAAGCGTTTGTGCTTGCTGGATAGTAATTGCTAAATGTTGGCTTACTTGTAGTAGGGTCTGTAAAGAAACATCCACCAAAAATACCTAAAAGTACATCACCTGCTGCAGCAGCTTCAATGCCACCTGCAGTTACAGCTTTCACAGCTTGTCCGTGAAAGATGTCAGTTCCGTAGTTTGCGGCGATAGTATATTCGTTTCTTCTAATAAGCCCACCACTAAGATGTCTTACGGGTCTAAACCCGAAAGCTGCGTCTTGGTTTGCCATCGTTTATCTCATCCTTTTTATTAGGTTATTATTTTATTCGATGGAAAAAGAGCTAAAAAATTAGTTCTTTCGAGTACCACCGAAGGTTACGCGAGATTGCCTTTCTGGTTTAGAGATCGGCATGCTGGGGTGTTGTTCCTTCAGTAGATCGTTTTGAATTGCTTCTTCCTTATTTTTTGTTTGTTCCGCAAAATAAGCCATTCGCTCATCAACGATTTCTGTTGGAATTTTAGCCAACAATAAACCTCCAACTCCTATTACACCAGCATATTTGCCTTCCTGAATAATGGGATAATTGCTGTTTGCATCGGCTCTGACTAATTCAAAACCTTCTCTAAATCTTGCAGATAAATTTTTAGTATCTGATTGACCTAGCACTTCAGCGCGTATCCATCTGTGTTTAAACCCATCGGGTGCAGGTGGTGCATCAAGAGATGACGGGGGTGCCCATGGTTTCCTACGAGTCGCTTTCTCGCGGGATTGAGCAGCGCGTGGAGTCTTATTTTCATCTATTTTATTCATATGCCTACTCCTTCACGTATTTCGCATATTCTTCAAGTGGCACACCTAATTTTTTAGCTATTGCTACTTGTGATGGTGTGAGTCTCACTGTTTTGCGTCCAGACCTTGTGGTTCTATTCGCGGAGGCAACCGTCTGAACGGGTGATTTACCTTCTTGAACCTCTCCCCCATCTTTAAATTTATGAGGAAACTCTTTACGAAGCCTTTCATCTATCTCTGTGTAATATTCATCAGAGGTAGGATCATACCCTTCTTCTTCCACAAGTTTTTTGTGAATACCGAAAGAAGCGTATGTCATAGCTTCATCCTTACCAAACCATTCGTTTTTTTCCGCCCAAGCTTCCGCTTTAGGATCTGGTCTAGTAGGGCTTACATTATTTTGTATAGGCTGTTCTCCTATTTGTCCAGTGTTTTTTAAAGTGTCTTCGTACTTTTTTCGTTGTTCTTCAGTCGCTTTTATTCTCTCTTCTTCAATAGCTAATCTTGCAAGAGCTTGATTAGCTGCGATTTGAGCATCCACATCTCCCGCTTGAACAGCCTGTTTTAGAGTTGCCTTAGCTGTTTCAAGTTCTGATTTTACACGACCAGCAAACTCATTGACATATCCGTCATCAAGTTTATCGAACTTATTTTGTAGTTGATCTTTTTCTTTTTTGACTTGTTGTGCAAAACTTAAAGCTTCTTTTTCTCTACGTTCTGCTTCACGGATTTTATAAGTTAGTTTATCAATTCTTTTTTTGACGCCCTCACTATATTCTTCACGCTCGTCTTTTTTAGTTTCTTTTACTTCTTCAACAGTTTGTTTTTCATCAACAACTTCTGTTTCAGTTTCTTCTTTTTTACTTGGTTTTAGTTCCACGTCGACAGAATTACCTGACGTGTCTAAATCTACCATCAGTGCATCTTCTTTTAACGCTTCTGCTTTGATTGCTTCAGGCATGGTTATTTCTCCATGTTTAGTGTGTTACTGGTGATAAAATACTTTCTGGATCATCTACTGTTCCAAGTATCTCATCATCATTTAGTATGCGTAGCTCTCCACCTTCAATATTAAGGCGTGAACCGGCGTATCTTGCAAAGACAACCCAGTCTTTTTCTTTGCACCAAGGACCGTTAGGAAAACGATCTTTGTCATTATAGGCATCAGGTCCAACTTTTAAAACTAATCCAACATTAGTTGCAATTTGAGTTTCCTGTATAGTTTTATCTGAGAGATATACTCCACCTTTAGTTTTACCTTGACCTTTGTGTGGTAATACTAAAATGCGCCAACCCGTGGGTTCGGGTAACTTTGATGACTCTAGTTTTTCTTCTTCTTTTTTTTCTTCGTCTTTTTTCTTTTTTTGCACAGCTTTCGCCACGTGCACTGGTAAGATTAAATTACTCATTTTGCTCCTGTTTCTTTTTAAGCAGGTCCGAGAGTTCCTGTTCAATATAATTTAATGTATCAAGTTGACCCAAATGATTTTGATAGTCATTCCAGTCCTTAACCTGATTGTTGATTATTATCTGAGTTATTTGATTTTGTCTAGCTCTAATTATTTTATAGATCTTGTCTACTATATATATTGTATCCATTCTTTATTTCTTTTTAGTTATTAATCCCATAGCTCCTTTCGCACCTTTGATGCCAAAGCTTGCAGAACAAGCAATATATAATAAATGCTTATAATAATCGGGCAGTGAGTGTAAAGCTTCAAAACCCGCTTTGATATGTGGTGTCCATCCGGGTATGAAGACTGCCACCGCCGGAACCAACAGGCATATTAAAATTAGCTCGTCTTTCCAGCTCCCTTTCATTTGATCTACCGCCGATGCCTCCCACGCAATTTTTCCGGCGATTTGGTCTTCTTTGAGTTTAGTTTGAGCTTTTATCTCAGTAACTTTTAATTCTGCTTTTGCCTTTTTCGTCTCCACGAAACCCTTGACGCCGTCAGCGACGACGCCAAGTAAGGGCTTAGCTAAAAGCTGCCAGACCATAGTCTAGGCTCCACCCATTTTCCATAAAACAACTAAAACAACTCCACAAACAATACCGGCTTTAATCCAGTCTTTCATGCTCCAGTCATTCCACTCTTTGAGCCATTGAATTACATCTTTTACCAATTTCATGTTAACCTCCTAATGCTCTGTTAAAGTAAAATCGGGTTCAAAAACAACCTCTATTTTAGAATCCCCATTTATTGTCAAAACTTTATTAAGTTTGTTTATTGCTTCTTGTATATTATGTTGACAATCAACACAACCACAATGACAAGAACCACCATCGTGATGATGGCAGTCGTGTTCGCAATTTTTACAATTAGGCACTAATGTAAAGTTTCTTTTTTAAATTCGTAATTATCGATGCCATTAGCAAACGCATCCATCATTACTTGAGTTTGTTCAGGACCTAAAAGATTTAAATAAATAGTTTTTGCTACGACCATTAGTGATGCACTAATTATCATAGGATCATTTGAAAACTTTCCAGCAAAATTAAAGGTTTCATCTAAAATTTCTTTGGGTTTATTTGTTTCTAGTTTTCTTTTTTGTTCTTTTTTTAACATGTCCACCTTTGCTTGCCATATATGTTGGTATGTTAGCACCCTTTTTCAACATTTGCGATATTTTTTTTGGATCTCCAACTCTCGCTCCCAAAG